ATAGCACCTTTTTGTTTTTGTAAGAAAGCAAATATCTCCTGTGCTTTCTCTTGTTGTAATGGTGGCATTTGAACTGTGAATGAAAAATACTGAGAACCTATTTGTCTTGCAGACTTTTTGCCTGATAGTGTTTGATTCAGTAATGTAGGCCTGTTGTCTTGAAAGTTTATTGACCTAAAGTTTGGGTCTGTTGGAAATGCACCGCTCATTATACTATTCCCATTTTGCCTTGAGTATTCATGGCGTTATTAATTATTTGTGTTATCAATCCTTTTCTTGATGTTAGTAACTGGTCAAATCCAGCAGCATCAACTGTTGATATGTTGAAGTTTACTGTAGCACCCATGCCCTGGACTTTTGTATGATCTACAACTGTTTCGTTTGGATGTAGTATTGCTGGGAATCCACCTTTTCCATCCACACCACCGCTCCTAGAACCCATCCCTGTAAAGCCACCACCTTCAAATTTTGGTAAAGTTGTAGGCATGTTTATTTTTGGAAGCTCTGTTGTTGTTTTACCACCTCCAAATAAACCACTAAAAGATGCAAACATTTTATCAATAACTAATTTTTGTATTGCTATTCTAATTAACTCTCTAACTATTGATGTTGCAAAATCCTTGAAACTAGCTTTTCCTTTTTCTAAAAAATCCATTGTAAGATTTGTTAAGCCATCGTATGACTTCTTGAATATTCCTTGAATTTCATCCTGGGTTGATTTTATACCTGTTTGAAATTTTTTATACCCAGCTTCAGCAGAATTTAAAAATTGTTCAAATGCAGATAATTGACCAAATCCTGTAGAAGCATCTCCCTCAACATCTTCTGTTTCACCAAATAACATTTCTTTAATACTTGGCAGGTCTGCTTTTTTTATAACTCTACCGCTAATCTTAGCTATTTCTTGTATATAAGCATCTATTTTAGATTGTATGTCTGCTGAGTTGCTGGTTGGGTCAGGTATTAAATCTATTGTTGGTAATTTATCTGCTCCTAGTTTATCTTTTATCCATTGCGGAACTAAATCTAGGTAACCATTAATTTCATTAACGCCATCATTAACCTTGCCTATAATAAAATTAATAAAACTATTAAAGGTTTGCTTGACTGGCATAATTAACTTTTCCTCAAAAGCTAATTTGACCTGCTGACCAAAAATTTTAAAATTTAAAATCATTGTTGGAATGTCTTTCTGTATAACCTTGTTAAAAGTATCAGCTATTGTATTTCTGAATATATAAATACCCATAGCAGCAGCTGTTATCCCAGTTAATATAAGGCCAAAAGGGTTTGCCATTACAGCCACAGTAAGTGCTTTCATTGCAAAACCCGCAGCAATAATGGCGGGTATAAATAAAGCATCTAAATTAACAGCTACAAAATTAATCATTCCAGCCATTTTAGAAAAGCCTTGTGTAGCAGTTTGAATATCCCCAACCATAAACTGAAAGTTGTTTCTTAGGGCAACTCCAGCTTGACCTAGTGTCATAGGCATTTTTGCTATTTGCTCGTTAGTTTCTTTAGTTCCTTTAATAAGAATAGGCATTACTGTTTCTGCTGTAAGCTTACCAGCATGACCAAACTCTCTAAGCTCACCAATAGTCATATTTAAACCATCGGCTAACATTTTTGTAAGGATGGTGTTATTTTCCATTACAGAACGTAACTCATCCCCCCTCAAAGCACCTGAAGCTAAACCCTGTGCTAACTGCCTAGCAGAGTTATTTGCTTCTTGAGCATGAGAACCAGCAATAATAAAGGTATTTGCCACAGTTTGTGTGGCATCAGCAACATCTCTTTGAGTAGCACCAAGGTGATCTGTTGCTAGAGAAAGTCTTGTGTATAACATAGCAACAGCATCAAAATCTGATCTTGAATCAGATGCTATCCTTCTCATGTTATTCATGGCTATAGCTGTTTCAGATGCACTACCTGTTAAGGCATTCATCCTATTTTCTACACCAATCATTACGTTGGCTGCATCTACTAGCTCTCTAACGCTAAATGCAGTGGCTAGAAGATTTTTCATTTGCGATACGCTAGAGTTCACCCCTTTAATATCTTTTTTGAATTTATTTAAAGCACCAGCAGATTTATTATTTGCTAGTAAATCAATTCTATATTTGAGTCCCTTGCCTAGAGCCATTTTGTTCTTCCTTTATCTCAAGATAAGCCAACCAACCCTGAAACTCCTCTACTGTCATTTCTTCAATTTCAGTTAGAGTTTTATTTAGTTTTTCAGCTAAAGCATATTTGATGTATAGCTGCTTATCTTCAATTACTTTTTTTTAACTTCTTCCTGTGAAACATTGTTCATCATTTCACTAGATACTCTAATTAATACATCTCTGTCAACCTTCTCCAATAAGGCCTTTTTATCAGCGATTGTAAATAACTTTTCTCCAGCTTCATCTAATGCTTTGTAAATTAAAACATAGGTTAAAAGCTGTACGTCATCATCTTGAGCTAGTTTCATAAACTTAGAAGTCTCTGAAAGAGTTATTGGTTTGCAATAAATCTTTAATGGATTATCTTCATCATCACCCCATTCAGGGACTTCTATAATTTTAGTTTCTAAGCTATCAAAATGCTTTTTTGCGTTATCTATTACTGACATCGTTTTATACTGTTGATTGTGTCAATGCACCTGTACCTTGTACAGAAACACTAGCTTCAACTAAACCATCAAATGAGCCACTTCTTGTTACGCCAGTAACAATAGCAGTTCCAGCATAATAAGTATCACCACTTGCATCACCTTCAGGATAGACATTTAATGTTACCTCTGAACCTATGCTTAAAGCACCCTGTCCATTAGTATCAGTCTCATCCCAAAATACATCTACACTTCCTGAGAAAGAAGTCAATGATGATTTATAGGTTCTAGCAGTATCACCCATTGAAGTATCTTCTAAAGTATCAGCAGATTCCTCAAGTGAGTATGATCTTATTTCAGCTACAGCATTAGAACCAACTTTAACAGTTCCTTCACTTCCTTTATGTGTTGCCATTTTCTTTTACCTCGTCTTTCGACTTTTTCTTGGAAGAAGGTTTAATTTTGTCTTGCGACTGGATTGCTTCTTCCTTCCAACCCATATTCTTCAACGACTCAACCTTTGATGGATGAGCTATTATAGAATTTTTACCATTTGGACTAATTAGTTTCATAATTGTCTCCTATTATACTGCTACATCAGGATTGGTTTCCTGGACATAGTAGTTTGTTAAAAAAGTTAGAGTTACATAACCTACTGGCTGTTCTCCATCTCCTGTGTATTCTATTTCAGTTGATTCAACATAAGTATCTTTTGCTAAACCACCTAGAGTTCTATCAGCAGAAATTGCTTCTTCAACTTCTTTGCTTATTGTATCAATAGTATCATCAAAGTTGCTAGTCGCTTTGCAATATGCTTCTACAACCACTGCTAGTTCTCTGCTCATAACCCTATCAACACCTATTACTATAGGCTCAGATGATTCTGATTTTGTATATATAACTAAAGAAGGAAGGGTATCTTCTTGTAGTGTATAAACTCTAGACTCATAAACATTAGAGCCTGTTGTTGTAAGACCTGTTAATGTAGTGCCGAAGTATTCTCTGATCTGTTGTCTTACATGATTAGCCATTATTGAACCTCAAGTAGTAATGAGGTTATGCCTAAGTTGTCATGCTCGTAATTTATAACTTTATAAGTTGTTGATGGTTTTATTTGTGTACCATCTAAATTTTTTATAGCTGGAGCAACGATAGTATCTCCAAAAGCTATACTTGGTATATCAGTAGTCTTACTTTGTGCTACTGGTTGATACCCTTGAACTGGTAATCCTGCTGTATCTATATCTACATATTCTTGATTCAGGATGACGTTGATAGAAGAAGATGAACCACCTGTAGGTGTGTAGGTAACTTTAATACCATGACCATAGGTGGCATCTAAGTAGCCATCGAAATCTCTATCAAATTCCATTGGCATAATTACTTCTTGGCTCTCTTTTTAACAGGCTTTACTTCAGAAGTTTCTAAACCAACACTTCTTTCGGTCTTTTTAGGTTTTGGCTTTTCAACACAAACCTCTGCCTTTTGATAACCACACAAAGAATGACCTTCAACTTCATTAAGCTCTACTATATCTCCAGCATGAACTTTAGAACCGCCAGCTATTGTATCTTGTAATATTTTATATTTTTTCATATTTAAGGTAGGGGTGTTTCCACCCCCATTCCATTTAAGCATCAGTTAATTAGTCTGAAGATTTACAGAAAGATACTGCATGTCTTACAGCTACATCAACAGTTTGTAGAGCAACAATTCTTACTCCGCCTGATGTTGATAAAGCATAAGGGTCAACAGTAATATCTAAACCACCATACATACCAATTAATAGGTCTGCAAAGTTACCAAAGTAGAAGTCACCACTTGTTACTTGATTACTTCTGACAACATTATAGCCATTCATGCTATTGTCAGGAGAAACAACAAACTGAGCAGTACCAGTAGCCTTTTCAGTTGTTTTTAAAGTACCAAAGTCAGCAGGTCTACAAATGTAACCTAAAGAACCAGTTAATGCGTTGTCATTAGCAACAGCACTTTCCATAGCTACGATCTCAGCCCATGTTGGGTTAGCAGCAGCAAAAGTAGTAGTGTTAATACCTGATGTACTAGCAATACCTGTTGGTTGACCACTTGAACCTGAACCAGCTAAAGCACCTAAGTCAATTGCAGTAGCGATTGATTTTGTTAGGTCATCTCTGATTAAGTTCTCAACATCTAAAGAAGATTGTTGTAGTAAAAGTCTTGTTACATCAGTATGAGCACCAATTACTTTAGGAGTCATAGTTACTGAACCAGCAGTGAACTCAGACTCAGCAGAAGCTGCACCTTCAGTTGCAATCCAACCAGCAGAAGCACCAGCAGTTTTCTTAGGTATTACAACATTTCCTTGCAATCCTCTTAATATTGTTGCTCCAGCTTGCATTACTGATGACTCATTTCTGAGTATATCAATAAAGTCATTTCCTCTGTAATCTTCAGCTACTAGAGTTGAATCATCAGATGTGTTTAAGTCTCTTTTACCCCAGCTTCTTAGAACTTCAGCAGGAAGCATAATGCCTTGTGCATCTTTGCCATACTGTCTAGCAGCTTCAGCAGAACATTCAAATTCAAATGCTGCATCTTCTTGTGCCTTTCTGTCTGAAGGGTTTGCCATTGCTCTTATAGCTTTAATTAAGCTAAAGTCTCTGACTTCTTCTTTGCTCATGCCGATTTCTGAAGGAGTTTCTAGTGGTTGATTGTTAGAAATATTTTCTAATAATACACCTCTAAATTCTTCTACAGATACGCCATCTGCAATTGCTTTGTCAGCTAAATCTCTTTTATTGTGTCTAGCTGCTAAATCTATGATCTCTTTTGAGTTTCTTTTAAATTCAGCTTTAGCTTCATCAATAGTCTGAGTTCTAACTTCTTCAAGATTAATATCTTTATTTTCCATTGTTATTACCTCTATATTATTAATAGTTTGTTTATCTTTAGAACGACCAACTCCAACAAGCCTTGACTGGTCAGCAGGAACGCTTACAGAAGAAACTTCCATAGGTGTCCATTGAGCTTTGTAGTAAGTCTCATCATCTTTGTTCATTCTTGTTAATTTATCGACTCTGTAACCAACTGAAATGTTCATTCGTATACCATCAGCTACATCTTCAAATACTTCACGAGCTAAAGCAGATTTACCAAATCTAACTACCGCAGTTGTCCTCTTTGCAGTCTCATCCAATTTGAATTCTTCAATCACACCAATTTGCTTTTCCATATCATGGTCAAGTAATAATGGTGCTCTACCTGATGAAATAAACTCCATGTTTATATCTTCAGCAGAATGTCCTAGCACTTCCATGCCAAAACTACGTTCTACAGGTTCTTCACTAGAAACTCCCATGCGAACTACTCTTTTTTCTTCATCAAGGTAAGAATGTTTAGATAGATCAATAGTCCTAAATTTCATAGGCATATCAATTACTTTCCTCTCTTCTTCACTTGATTCATCCATAGAGACTTCATCAGTTGTTTCTAATTCTTCACCTTCATGTTCTACATCCTCATGTTTCTCAAACTCAACTACAATAGTTTTATCAGTTTCAGTAACATTAAGGATATGTCTATCTTCTTTATTATCCATAGCCTTCTCCTTGTTTTTGCTTGATAAAGGATGTTGTTCAGGTAGCAGATCAGTATCATGCTCCCCTGACTTGTATTTACCAGTCCTTAAGACTCGTAAAAAATTATTAACTCTTGCCATTGCCCATTGCTCTTTTGAGCTAACATTAGGCCTAACACTTGAAGGATTGGTGTTATAAGCACCGATACCTCTGTTGTAAACCTTTTGCAATGTAGAGTATGTTGTTCTTTTGGCTGGGTTATCACCAACATCTTTGTTATGTTCTTTAGCCTTTTCTCTTAAAGTATCTTCTGTTCCTCTTTCTTGAATACTTCTATCATCTTTCATTTGATTGACCAATTTTCTTGACCAACTAAATCCAGCATCTCCACCCCATAATGCCCAAGCTATTCTTCCATTTGATGGATAGCCCTTCTCTCCCTGTCTGAATCCTTGAGCTTTTTTATCAACCTCATGTCTGCTGAAAAAACTATACATCCTTTTAATAGTTTCATCGGAAAGGTTTTCACCATTTAAAATCTGATTAGCTCTTTCAGCACCAATTCTAGTACCACCCCTGCCATGTTCTTTTCTCCAGTCTAAGCCTTTTCTAGCTTCGGATTTCATGCTTTGAGTTGGTTTACTCATCGTCTTGATCTCCGCCATTGATATTGGCTTCTACTGGTTGTTTCTGACCAAATGGTTGATATGCTAGTTCTATTCCATACTGTTTAGCTAGTTCAATCTCTTTTTGATGTTGTTCAAATAGCTCTTCTGTGTCTCTTCCATAAGCAGCAGCTATATCTGAGTAGCTTATTGTTCCATTTTGTAAACCAAGTACGTTTGACTGCATTTCTTTTAAAGGGTCAATCCAAGCAAAACTTCTTGGTATAAAGTTGACTGAGTTAGAGAATTTATCAAACTTACCTATTGGTAGATTAATACGACCTGTAGATATTGCCATCTCTAACCAAGATTGAAATATTGGGTTTACAAAATGCTCAATTGTAAATTGTTGATATATCTGATACATGCTTCTATCTTCTAAAGCACCTTGCCTTATTGAGCTGTAATTAACTGAAGTTAAGTCATTAGATAATGAGTGATAAGAAATATTTAAACCTGATGCAATACTTCTCAAAACACTGGTTGTAAATGAATCAAAAGCAGATGTTGGGTGAGTGGGGTCAAATGCTTTGAAGTCCATACCTTGAGGTAACTGTTCAAATACACCAGCCTGTGCGTTCATTGTTGGATTAAAGGTATCTTCATATTCACCATCACCAACATATCCATCACCATCAGGTGAAGTAAAGAAACCCATTTTAGATGCACCAACTCTAGCTGCAACAATCTCTGCTTCTAAGTAACCATTTAACATCTTCACATTAGCCATTGATGTAGCAATTAAAGAAACACCTCTAGT